TTGGTAAACGTTGTCAGGAAGATAAGGAAGATCACTGTAATCTGCGACCCTCAATCTAAGCTTACCTATGTTTGTTGTAGGGTCAAGTGCCATTTTGTTCCTTTAATTATTTACCACATGCCGGGCCAATATCGATTTCCTTTTGAAATATTCGCAGAAGCCTCTAAAATTTGTAAATTATCTGCGCAGTGCAATCCACAAACTAGATTTGATTGTAAAGGCACAATATGATCCACTTGATACTTAAAATTAGATAAGTTTGTTCTAAGTTCTGATAGGTGGTATATCTCAGCAATTCTAAAATCTTCCCATTCATTATCACACCAGTTCGGACTAGCTTGAATCTCTGCACTACGCCGCTTACCTTGATGGTAATTCATTCTACTGCGGTTACGACTTCTCCAAGAGGCGTGGGACTCTCTTCTCTTTTCTGGATGATTTTTATACCACAATCTAGTAGCTAAATCTTGTTTCTGTCTGTTATTCTTGTAATAAGCGGCGGCATACACTCGTTGATTTATAAGTGCTTGCGGGTCTTCTGCAAATCGAAGCTTTCTCTGGTATTCTAAACCAATGGCAATTTGAGGATTGCTGGCGAATCTTGTCTTTCTTTGTTTTTCTTTGCAGAATTTACAGGATTTTTCTCTTGTATTTCTTTTCTTGTAGAAATTTTCATCTTCTAATTCTAGATTACATTTATTACAAACTAACATAAATCTCCTTGATTGAAACAACCTTGCATTGTAGCATACAAAGTTGTTTGGGTCAAAGACTTTACCGATCTATTGACAAGTTATTTCTTAGTTGCTTGAGAAACAACGAACTAGTGCCTGAGGGCGCAATAGGGCTGAGATGTGATTACTCTCAGTTTCGATATTGATCTTAGTTCCATTGGTTGCTGCTTCTTGAAAGGCGTACATGGACTCACCTGTCGAATTCACAAGGCCAAAACGCTCTGCGGGTGCAAAGTAAGTCTTAAAGAAATCACTGCCAGTTGGAACAGCAACACCCTCAGACGCAGTAACGATTTTGGTTGAATTGTAACTATCTCGAACCTCTTGGAAAGTGACTCCACCAAATTCAAAGGTACGGCCATTTGGCATTACAGAACCACCATCTGCAAGACGACTACGAATAGGGTCTTTACCAGCTTGCTCACGTTGATAGGTATATGCAGCTTTCACACTAGGCATGATGATAAGTTTATTGAAAAATGCAGTGTCACATGGGACAACGATACCAGTGAAAACACCATTACCACCCATACCATCATGCACAGCTTGAATCATAACTTCGATCACAGCAAGTGCCTCAGTAGTGCTAGTACCAAAAGTGAAGTCAGCAGTTGCACGAGTGTTGGAGAATTCAGTATCCCAGTTCTGAGTTACTGTTCCACCCGGTGCATATGCAGTAGACGAGAAGATTGCTTGCGCACGGGCCTTGTTGAGTGTCCAATCGTGATTCTGACGCAGACGGAACAACTTACGACCCATTACAGCATCCATCTGCTCAACTTCATTAAAGTTATCATAAGCAGACTTGTTCTGAAGGTCTTTTGGTGAGATATAATCGTCCAGCGGGAAGTGCGGCACAACAAACGAGTGCAGCTTACGTGTGCCATCTTGTGACACATAGTTCTTCTGGCCGCGAATACGGTCAATAATCAGAGCACCATTCTGAGTTGACTCTTCAAACATCACAACATCAGATTGAACACCTTCTTCAGTGAAGATACCCATGGTATTGAAAGAGCCATACTGAATTGGAAGGTTACGTACAGCAGATGTAAGATCAACTACATCAAAATTATTACTAGGGCTACGGATCAACATTATTTAGTTCCTTTTAATTGTCAGAGAATTTGTTGTCAAGGACAACTATTAGATTTGGGTAAGAACGTCAATACCCGAAGCCGCAGTAAGAGCAGCAAGAGCAGCAGTACGAACAGCACCAGTAGTAACTGAAGCACCAAAGGTCAGTGAAGCATCTGCAACAGCAGAAGGGCCACGATAAAGAACTAGGAAAGTGGTATCAGTGTTCACAACTGGGGTAGTGCTCAGAGGACGGCCAGTAGCGTCACCAACAACAACAACGCTAGGAATCTGAGTGCCATCAGTAGCAGTAGTTTCCATGAGCTTGTATTTCACAGTACCAGTCACAACGATAGTGATATAGTCACCAACGATAAAGTCAGTAGCACCATCAGCCCATGTGAAGGCAAAGCCAGCAGCAGAGAATGCACCAGCAACTTGACCAGCAGCAATAACTTTGCCGTTAGGGTCGATTAGTTGGAAGTCGCCAGCGTTAGTAACAGCGCGATAGATACGGACAATGTAAGTACCAAGAACAAGACCAGCTACTGAGGTCATAGTAATAGCACCCATGACACCGTTACCAGTACCAACGTTAGCGCCAGCAGTGCCGACTGGGGAAGCAATATACGAGCCAAGAACAGTACCAATAGGGGTTGCTACAGCAGTGCCATTGTAGACTACATGCTTTTTAGCATAGCCCCACTCTGGCTCAAATTCTTTTTTTACAACGTTGCTGTAAGCTTGGGTAGACGAAGCGAGAACTGTCATTTTATTTCCTTAATTATTTAGTTTGAATTTTTGCTGCCATTTTCTTGGCAAGCCGTTTTACTGCGTCAACTTCTGGGACTTCTGCCGCAGCGCTTGCCCCGGTTTCTTGGAACATGGCAGACTTAGCTTCTGTTTCAAATGATTTTGCAAATGCACCTACCACAACATCAAACTGTGCGTCTTCCATGGTCTCAGTAGCTGCAAGTAGACTAGGAAGCTGGGAAGTACCAACAGCTTTGGTGATGGCTTCTGTACGTGCTGCAAGACGCTTGGTAGCAGCTTGTGTAGCAAGATCAAGCTTGGCTGCTTCTGCTGCTGCAAGAGCTTCTTTAGAAGTGTTGACTTGTGCAGACAATTCCTCTACCATCTCGGTAAGGGCTTGCAAGTCTGCTGCCTGTTTAGTCAGAGTCTCAGTAGCCGTAGCAAGCTGCGCCGTGAGTTCTGCTGTATTTTCTACAGCCAAACTCGGCTGCGTTTCTTGTGTCGTCATTTCTGAATTCACTTCCTCTTGTGATTGTGCTGTTGCACGTTTAAAAAGCTTTTTAAGCATTAGATGCTCCTTGTTTAGTTACGATGTAGTCTACAAATTGTTGATTGGTCATTACTTGGTTGACTAGACCTAATGAGAGAGCATCTGAAGCCATAAATGTTTTAGCTTCGGTGTCTTTTACTTCTTGGACGGATAAACCTGTGTTATCTGAGACGTGTTGGCAGAATGCGTTATAGAGGGAATCTACTTTTGTTTGGAGGTCTGATAAGAAGGATTTTGTAAAAGAGCCGTCTTCTGCATAAGGAATCTTTTGCTTGCCTGCTGATATGAAGATGGGCTTATAACCTTCTTGCTCCATATTCTTCGAGCTATCCATAAGGGCTACCAACACTCCCACACTGCCAACGTCTGCATACTGATTCATAACAATTTCGTCCGCTACGCAAGCTAGACCATACGCAGCACTAGCACACATACCATCTACATAAGCATATAATGGGACATTAGCAGCATCGCACATTGAGCGTAAAGTATTCGCTGACTCAAAACATCCGTAGGCTTCTCCACCCCCACTGTCAAAAACCATCACAATGGATGTTGCACCCATTTCAATTAGATCGTCGGCTTGCTCTAGAATCATCTCATAAGAGCAGCCTCCGCAGAGAGCTTCAAAGCCAGTTGTCTTGTAGGTGAGAGGTCCAGTGATGTTTATGATGCCCACACCGTCAATATCATCTAGATCGTCTGGAGCTTCATCTTGCTCGTTCATGTCGTCCATATTGACACCACCATCTGGCATCATAGGAATCATTCGGTTACGTTTTGCTAGGTAGATTTCAATTGCTTCAAAACTTTGACGGTTTACTAAATGAGGAATCCCGTAAAGCTTCTGCGTAAATTTAAATAGTTGGTGGGCCATTTAGCACCTCCTGTTTGAGTTTGTATGAGGCGAGCCATGAAAGGTAGGCGGGGTCAGTAGAGGGGTTCCAACCGGATTTGATTTTCTTAACAATGGATTTAGATTGATTGTAGGTCCAATTGTAGTGATTACCTAATTTGGTGGCTCCATGCAAGGGATTTTCTAAGATATATTCAAACAATTCTTCAGCTTTTGCCCACACATCCTTAGTTGCTACTCCTATTTCCCAAGATTTCTTTTTACCTATTTGTGCTGTTCTCATTTTCTGAATACTCTCA